CCGAACAGATGGTGTGTGTTTGTGATGAAGACGGTATCGTTTGTCATTACGACATCCCATTACAAAAATAAATACATAACAAATAGACCCCGCCTGAAATATGGCGGGGCTTTATGCCGTGATATAAGGAGAGTGTTACTAAGTGTCAATTTCTAAAATAGATTTAGCCACCGACGAGGAGTTTATTCTTGCGTATAATCAAAGTTCTAATTATACGGACATAGCTCGCAGTCTCGGATATGGTACATATATAAATGTTTCAGCTCGGAGAAAAATCAAAGACAGAATTCAACAGTTGGGACTTTCTTTATATCAATCAAAGTTAGAACTCACAGGCGCAACGAAAGGTGAGTTGTTTAACACAAGAGCTAATTATCAAAGTGCTCGTTCATCCATTAGAAAACACGCACAGCAAATATTTGAGAACAGCGACAAGGAAAAGTGTTGTGCGATATGCGGATACGATAAGCATTACGAAATAGCACACATTAAACCGGTGTCTGATTTCGAGGATGATGCACTTATAACTGAGATAAACTCGATAGATAATCTCATTGCGTTATGCCCAAATCATCATTGGGAATTTGATAATGGCTTATTAAATATAGGAATATAACCAGTTTGTCCTGCGATGTTCTTCGGACTCGTGGGCTTATATGGGGTCATCGTCTAATCGGATTAGGACATAGCCCTTTCAAGGCTATAATGATGGGTTCGAGCCCCTCTGACCTCACCACACGGAACTGTAGCTTAAGCGGTCTGAGCGTCGGACTGAAAATCCGAAGGATGAAGGTTCGACACCTTCCGGTTCCACCATTATATACACGGGTAGGTAGCGAAGTCTGGTTAAACGCACCTGACTGTAAATCAGGCTCCTCGGATACGGTGGTTCGAATCCACCCCTGCCCACCAATTATAAATTTAGGAGGTGACTTGCGATGGCAAGAAAAACTAAGATGAATTCTATTACATCACCCGAACTGCTTTCGCAGGTTAACAAGGATAATCAAACCTTATTAAGAGACTTCCTTGATTATTTGCGTGCAGTTCAAAGAAGCGAAACCACAATCAACGGATATGAGAATGATATCCAGATTGCTTGGGTTTGGTGCTTACAACATAACGACAATAAATTCTTCGTTGATTGGACAAAGAGAAATGTTCTCGCATATCAGAACTGGTTGCTCAACAGTAACGAAAACAGTCCTGCGAGAATCAGAAGACTCAAGGCGGCTCTCTCCTCTTTGAGTAACTATATCACTTCCGTTCTTGACGATGAATATCCAACATTCAGAAATATTATTTCCAAAGTTGAGAACCCTGTCAACCAACCTGTAAGAGAAAAGACAGTTTGGGAAGACGAGGAACTTGATGACTTACTCGAAGCTCTCACTTTAAGAAAAGATTACGAGAAGGCTTGTTATCTCGCTCTTGCTATGTATAGCGGACGAAGAAAGTCAGAGCTTTGTCGTTTTAAGGTAAGCGACTTTTCAGATGACAATCTTGTTTGCGAAGGAGCTCTCTGGAAGAGTAGTCCAATCAAGACAAAAGGTCGTGGCGGTGGTAAGTTTATACCTTGTTACACCCTCGCCAAAAAGTTCAGACCTTATCTGGAGCAGTGGCTTAATTACAGAGCCGAACACGGTATTGAAAGTGAGTGGCTGTTCCCGAATAAAAGTAACCCCGAGGAATATGTGAAGATTACGACTATCAATAGCTGGTCTAACACATTCAGTAGAATTGCGGGTAAACCTGCTTATATACATAGCTTAAGACATTACTTTACTACCAGCTTGGCAAAAGCCGGTATTCCTGATGGCGTAATCCAAAGCATAGTTGCTTGGGAGTCAAGCGATATGGTTCGTTTATATACAGACCTTGATGCAGATGAACAGATTGGAATGTACTTCAAAGACGGAGACATCTCTGTTCCTGAAAAGAAATCATTGGCTGATATGTAACCGAGACGAGTTAAAGGAGTGTTTTATGAATAAGAAGGATTTAATCAGTAAGGCCGCTGAGGTCTTGCGTAGTAATAACATAAGAAAACCTGTGTCCACACCTAAGCAGGTATTTCATATATCAGACGACGACGGAAACCAGAAGGATTTCGTTGTTAAGAAAACAGACAAGACGGTGTTATATAACACAGCCGATGTTGCGGCAATTCTTGACGCCTGCCTAAGTGTTGTCGAGGACGCTATCAAACACGGTGAAGAAGTCTCCATCCACGGATTTGGAACACTTGGGGTTCATCAGAGAGCCGCAAGAATGACCAAACATCCCGAGACTGGTGAGGCTGTAAAAGTCAATGCTCGATATGTTCCGAAGTTTTCTTTCGGCAACAATCTGAGAATGGCTGCAAAGGTTTATGAATTATCTCTCGATGATTTCAAAGACCTACCTCCTATACACCGTAGACTTGTTGAGGAGGCGGATGAATAATGGCTCTCGAAGTAGAATCCGCCAGAGCTGTATGCAGTAAGTGTGGTACTGACTATAGCAGACAAAAGGGATATTTTCCTGTGAGTTATGCCGTACTTCATAAAGGCGTAGGACATACTCATATTTGTAGAGATTGTATTGATGCAATCTATAACGGATATCTTTCTCAATGTAATAACGCAAAAGATGCGGTGAGACAGGTGTGTCGTAAACTCGACTTATACTGGAGTGAAAGTGTTTACCGTCAGGTAGAAAAGAAAAACACCACTCGTTCTATGATGACGCAGTATATGGCAAAAGTAAATTCTGTTACCTATGCCGGTAAGAGCTATGACGATACACTGTCCGAGGAAGGAACACTGTGGAACTTCGGTCAGAACATAGTTGCTGAACCCGAAGAAACATTTGATGATTTGTTTGACGAATCTGTTGACGCCGAAGATATTGAAATCTCAGAAGATGTTATCGCCTTCTGGGGGCCGGGGTACCCGCCTGAAATGTATGAGGCACTTGAACAGCGTCGTTCGTACTGGATGTCAAGACTTCCCGATACGGATATTGACATCGGTACCGAAGCTATCATCAGACAGATTTGTTCGCTTGAGCTTGATATCAACAGAGACCGTGCAGCTGGGCGCACGGTAGACAAGAGCATTGCAGCGTTAAATACTTTACTTGGTAGTGCAAGCTTAAAGCCTACGCAGAAAAAGGACGATGCGGATGCAGGAATCGACAACACACCTTTTGGTGTTTGGATTCAGCGTTGGGAAAATCAGCGTCCTATTCCAGAACCCGACCCGGAACTTGAAGATGTAGACGAGATTGTCAGATATATCAGTATTTGGTATTTCGGTCATCTGTGTAAGATGCTCGGAATTAAGAATACATATTGTAAACTGTACGAGGAAGAGCTCGCCAAGATGAGGATTGAGCGTCCTGAGTACGACGACGAAGATGATGAAACAATGTTCAATGACATCTTCGGTGCAAGTAACGACACAGACGACACACCAGAAACAGACGGTGACGATTGATGTCTCGTATAGCAAAGATTACAGAGGGTGCCGCACGGTGGTGTGCCTACTACCGCGCTAACCCGCACAGGTTTGCAAAAGATTATCTGCATCTGAACCTACACTTATTCCAGAAGATACTTATTATAATGATGAACTGGTCATCCACAACCGCCTTTATTGGTAGCCGTGGTATCGGTAAATCATTCTTAAGTGCAGTCTTTTGTGTTATCCGATGTATATTATACCCGGGTACCAAGATATGTATTGCTTCTGGTACAAGAGGTCAGAGTATAAATGTTCTGGAAAAAATTATGCTTGAGCTTAAGCCACTCTCTCCAGAGCTGGCTGCCGAAATCGATGAAAAGCAAACCCGAATAAATGGTACAAATGCCCAGATTGTATTCAAGAACTCTTCGTATATAAAGGTTGTTACCGCTTCTGACTCGGCTCGTGGTAACCGTGCTAACCTTTTGTTACTTGATGAGTTCAGAATGATTGCTAAGGATGTCATCGATACAATTCTTCGTAAGTTCCTTACACAAAAAAGGATGCCGAGATATGAAGAACTTACAAAAGAAGAACGCAAAAAGGAATATGCAAAAGAAAAGAACAAAACAATGTACTTATCTTCTGCTTATTTCGTAGACCATTGGAGTTACCTCAAATGTACAGACACTTGTCAGTTTATGTTAGACGACTCGAAGCGTCAGTTTGTTTGTGGTCTGCCATATCAGTTATCTGTAACGGAGGGTCTGCTTGACGCAGAAACAGTTGCAGATGAAATGGCTGAAACAGACTTCAATGAGATTAAGTTTCAAATGGAATACGAAGCCCTCTGGTATGGTAACACCGACGGCTCATTCTTTGATTATAATTCTATTTCCAAAAACAGAAGGATTAAATATCCTATGTTGCCAGACAAGCTTGCGGCTAAGGTAAACAATTCTCAGAATGTTAAAATTCAACCCAAGCAAAACGGCGAAATCAGAATTCTTTCTGCGGATATCGCGTTAATGTCAAGTAGAAAAAATAACAACGACGCCACTGCGATATTCTTAAATCAATTACTTCCCACCAAAGCAGGACGATACACGAGCAACATTGTGTATGCCGATGCGTGTGAAGGATTGCGAACAGACGACCAAGCACTGCTCATCAGAAAACTTTTCGATGAGTATAGCTGCGACTATCTTGTACTGGATACAAGCGGTCTCGGTCTCGGTGTATATGACTGTCTCTCAAGAGATATCGTTGACCCAGAGACTGGAGAAATGTACCCTGCTATCTCCTGCTGTAACAATGCAGAAATGGCAGCAAGGTGTACAGTTATCGGTGCTGAGAAAGTTATCTGGGCTATCAAAGCCAGTGCACAGTTTAACTCTGATTGTGCTTTCTTATTAAGAGAAGCTTTCCGTAGTGGTCGTATCAGATTGCTTGCATCAGAGTATGAGGCAGAAGAGTCTCTGGGAGAACTGCGTGGATATAACTCATTATCTCCCGCAGAGCGTATGCAACTACAGTTACCTTACATCCACACAACTCTTCTTATTGATGAACTTACAAAGCTTCAGCACGAAGAGTCTGGCGGTAAGGTTAAGATATATGAGAAAACAGGGATGCGTAAAGACCGTTATTCCAGTTTATCATACAACTATTATGTGGCTATTCAGATTGAAAGTAAGTTAAGCAAGAAACAAAGTGTTAATGCTACATCTTCGGATGCTTTCGTTATTAAGCCACCAAGCTATCACGGAAAGGCGGTGAAAAATATAAATGGCAAAACACAAATCGCGAGCTGGTTATAATAAGCAACCAAACAAAAATGCTCAACCACAGAATCAGACACAAAGCAACTCTTCCAAATTACCTGAAGGTATGATTGGTATCTCAAGCAGGTTCGCTTTATTAAACCGACTTATCACAAGAGACCTTAACAACAATGTTAATACTCCTACATTTTCGTTATACTCTAAGGACGATATAACAACCTACCTTTCAAATCCTTATAAATATGAGAAGCAGCTTAGAAAAGCAGTCATTTATATCAATGGTGCGTCTCCTCATTTCAGAAGGCTTATCCAGTATTTCGCCGGACTTTCAGATTTATCGTATGTTGTATCTCCATATCGTATAGACCCGAAACACATAAACGAAAAGTCTGTTGCTCGTAACTACCGTAAAGTATTAAATACAATGTCGGCTATGAACATTAAGACTCAGGGGCCGAAGATACTGACGGTATGTTTGAGAGAAGATACATATTACGGAACTATGTGGGTAACAAATGACAGTATTACATTCCAACAGTTACCAAGTGATTACTGTGCTATCTCTACCATCGAGGGTAATGTTCTGAATGTTACATTCGACTTCTCATACTTTGACTCAAGAAAAGCTTTGCTTGAATACTATCCTGCAGAGTTTAAAACAAAATATGCGATTTATGAAAAGAATAAGACCAAAAGATGGATTGAGTTAGACTCTCCCACATCATTTGCTATTAAATGCACTGAAGATATTCTTGATTACTCTATACCACCGTTTGCGGGGCTCTTGAGAGAAATCTATGATATCGAGGATTATAAACAGTTGAAGCTCACTAAGACTGCACTTGAAAACTACGCAATGATTGTTATGGCTTTGCCTATGGACGAAGACGGTAGTTGGAAGATGGACTTAGATAAAGCAAAAGAGTTCTGGCGAAACCTTGACTCGGTTCTTCCTGAAGAGGTTGGCTCGGTGCTCTCTCCTATGGAGATTAAGAAGATAAGTTTTGAACGCTCAAATACCGGCGACACAAACACTATTGCAGATGCCGAACAAAATATGTTCACGGCGGCAGGTGTATCTTCTTTATTATTTAATAACGAAAAGGCTTCAGCTAATGCGTTGTCGCTTTCTATCAAAGCAGACCAAGCCGTTACTTACGGTATCGTAAAAAGCATTGAGAATGTAGTTAACAGATTTATTCAGTCTCAGGGTTATGGTAAGAACTTCAAGGTAACATTCCTTGATGTATCTCCTTATAACAGAAAAGAGGCTGGCGAAGCATACCTCAAGGCGTGTCAGTATGGTGTGCCTATGGTGTCCTATTACTGTGCTTCTCAAGGTCTTGGACAGGCTGAGATGGATTGTATGAACTTCTTGGAAAATGAAATCCTTGATATTAAATCTACTTTCATTCCTCTTCAAAGTTCGTCCACTCAAAGTTCTCCCGGCATTGCTTCCGACGATGGAGGCAGTCCCGAGAAAGAAATCGAAGATTTGTCTGACAGCGGCGAACAATCCCGTGAACAGGGTTCAGATTGGGGTTGATAATTTATGAAGAGTAAATTCATATATGTATTCGGCGAAGAATCCAGAGATGTATTACTTGCCAATGAATACAAGCTTTTGAAAAGCGACACAAAAAATAATATCTATGTGTTTGAGAACAAATCCGAAACGAAACTCTCATTTGAAAAAATGGATTACGCACTTTCGGATACTCTAACATTCTAACTCCGTATGAACACTCATACGGGGTTTTTGATTTATGAGGAGGTTATCGATGAACAATAAGGTTTTAAACTTAACATTCGCATCATCTATAACCAATTTGTGTGAGGTTAACTCGTCCTTCGACTCTGGTATTTTGAGGATTGCCTACACAGGCGAAAACAGAAATGGCAGTGCTATTTCAAAAGAAGTTTTCGAGAGATGTGTAAAGACAATCTTCAACTGCCCGATTGTATGTAACTACGACAGAGAGTCTGATACTCTCGGCGGACACGATATGGAAGTTGTAAGAGAAAAAGACGGCGGTCTGATTCTTGTTAATATCACAACTCCAGTTGGTTGTATCCCCGAAAGTGCAAAGGTTTTCTGGGAAGATGTTACCGAAGAAGACGGAACTGTACACGAATACTTATGTGCCGAAGCATTGCTTTGGAAAAGACAGGAAGCCTATCGCAAGATTAAGAAAGACGGTATCGTCGCTCACAGTATGGAGATAACCGTTAAAGACGGTGAGACTATCGACGGTGTATACCATATCAAAGATTTTGAGTTTACGGCGTTCGCTCTTATTGGAGTAGAACCTTGCTTTGAATCTTCTTCTCTTGAGATGTTCTCAAAGAGAGATTTCAAAGAACAGCTTTCTGAGATGATGCTTGAGCTAAAGGAAAGTTTTAATCTGGTCAAAGCCTCGGATAACGGGGATGACAATACAAATTTACAAAATCACTCGATGGAAGGAGGAGAACAGGTATTGGATAAAAATGAGTTAATCGCAAAATACGGAATCGATGTTGAAGCTTTAGATTTCTCTATCGAAGACTTTACTGTCGAAGAACTTGAAGAAAAATTTAAAGCTATGCAGACTGCTGACCCCGAGGGAGAACCTGCGGCTGAACCCGCTGGCGAACCTACTGCTGACAATTCTGGCGAGGGCGGTGCAGACAATTTCGCTTTAATAAGCAATATTGTTGATGAAATTTATCGCGCTCTTGACGCAATTACAGTTCAGAGAGACTGGGGCGAGTGCAACAGATACTGGTTCGTTGATTGTGACTTGGAGGCAAACGAAGTTTATGTTTGGGATACAAACGACTGGTTACTCTATGGTTTCACTTTCACAATGGACGGAGACACAGTAAACATTGATTTCGACAGCAAGACACGCAAGAAATATGTGATTGCTGACTTTGATGAAGGCGAACAGGCTTCGCCATTCGCAACAGTGTTTGCTCAGATGGAACAGAGAATTCAGGACAATGCCGAGTGGGAAGCAAAATACCAGACTGCCTCCGACACGATTGCGTCTATGGAGACTGAACTTGATGAGCTTCGTAAGTTCAAAACAGAAACAGAAAACACTGCTGCACAAAACGAACGCGATGAAGTATTTGCACAGTTCGAAGACTTAGCAGGTGTCGAAGCGTTTGAAGCACTCAGAGATGCTTGTGCCGACTACGATGTTGAAACACTTGAAGAAAAGTGCTACGCAATCAGAGGCAGACAGGCTGCTATCTCTGGAAAATTTTCACTTGAACCTAAGACTCCCAAGTTAAAGGTTGAACACGAACACACAGAAAATGCACCTTACGGTGGCTTGTTCGAGAAGTATGGCTTCTCGGCTGAAAACTAATTTATAAGGAGGATTCTATATTATGGCATACGGAATTGTAAGAACCGACAATATGTACGGTACAGATGTTAGAGCTGCTCTCGTTTCTATCAAGTATATGGGCGCAGACGGCGATACACCTACTGCTATTGAAAACGGTAGTGTATTAAAAGTTGGCGCTCTTATCGAAGGTGAGCGCGAAATCTATGTTGGTGGCGCAGTTGCTGCTGACGACAATGTAGAAGATGTTGTACTCGTTGCTTCTCCCGAAGTTATGTACGACGAAAGAAAGAAGAACCTTGATGAATACATCAATGTTGCAGGTAAGGCTTGCCGTGGTTATCACATCCACAGCGGTGACATTTTCTCTGTAACTAAGGAAGTTCTTGCAGGCGTAACAACTCCTGCTGTTGGTGACACAGTTGAGCTTGCTGCTGGTACAAAATTAAATGTTGCAAAAACAGCTACTGAAGGTTCTACAGTTGTAGGTACCATTATCGCCGTTGATGTTGTTGGTAGATATACATACTACGCAATCAAGGCTAACTAATTTAAAAGGAGGATTATGCAATGAGCGAAATTAAAGATATTGTAAAAGTTGCCGTTGACGCATACAGAGGCAATGTTGAAAAATATTCTGTTGGTCAGTCTCAGGACTTGCTCAGACAGGCTCTTATCGAAGCAAACGGCGGAAGCACCGTTTTAGACTACAAGAAGATTCGTGACGGCAAGTGTGCTGGTCTCTTTACACTTCTCGAAGAAATTCTCAGCAAGACAGTTATTGAAGGTCTTCAGGGTGACGAATACTTCAACGCACTTGTTGACTTCAGAAATGTAGCTGAAGGCGACCAGAACATCTTCGTTGTTGAAGACAGCGAACTCTTCGTTGTTTCTGAAGCTGCTGATGGTACTCAGGGTATCCGCAGACAGAGACTCGGCGGAGTAAGCGAAACTTCTATTCCTACATCTCTCAAGGTTGTAAGAATTTATGAAGAACTTAATCGCGTACTCGCAGGCCGTGTTGACTTCAACACATTCATCAATAAGGTTGCTGAGTCTTTCAGACAGAAGCTCTTAAACGATGTTTACACTCTCTGGAGTGGTGCAACTGCTGAACAGCTCGGCGGTGTTACATACTTCCCTGTAGCTGGTGCTTATGATGAGGACGACCTCTTAGACCTCATCTCTCATGTTGAAGCTGCAGCTGGTGGCAAGACTGCTACTATCGTAGGTACAAAGAAAGCTATCAGAAACCTTAAGGCTTCTATCGAAAGTGACGGTGCTAAGGACGACCTCTACAACCTTGGTTACTACGGTAAGTTCTACGGAACTCCTGTAGTTGTAACTCCTCAGAGACACAAGGTTGGTTCTACAGAGTTCGTTATGGACGACGATGTAATCACAATCATCGCTGGTGACGATAAGCCTATCAAGGTTGTTTACGAAGGTAATCCTATCGTTCTTATGGGCGACCCGATGAACAACGCTGACTTCACTCAGGAATATCTCTACGGTGAAAAGTACGGTATGGGTATCGTTCTTGCTGGCGGTAACGCTGGTATCGGCCGTTACGAAATGGCTTAATCAAAACTACTAAATTGCGTGGGGCATTACGCCCCCGCAATTTTTTGAATGAAAGGATAAGGTAATACTATGGCTACAAAAAATACAACTAACAAATCTTCGGCAAAGGCAACGACTAAAGTAATGGAACCCAAAGAGGCTCCCGTAGAAAACAAGCCACTTGTGGCAAAAGATATTGATGTTCATCAGTATGTTACAGTCCGCAACGGCTTTCAGGGCAAGCTTGTTTATGTAAGCCCGAAGACAGGAGAACATTTTGTCTGGGACGGTTTCGGCACAGAGCAGGAAATGGAATTGCTTGAGCTTCGTAATGCGAAGAACTCAGCTAAGAAGTTTTTCCAGAACAACTGGTTTATGTTTGATGAAGACTGGATTGTTGACTATCTTGGTCTCAAACACTTCTACAAACACGCAATTAAGATTGAGGACTTCGATAAGATTTTCGAAATGTCCCCTGCCGAAATCAAAAACACAGTTACAGCTCTTTCTGATGGACAGAAGAAGTCTGTTGCTTACAGAGCAAAGATGTTAATCGCCGAAGGCGAAATCGATTCCAATAAGGCAATTAACGCTCTCGAAGAGGCGCTTGGAGTTGAACTCATTGAAAGATAAGGAGGCTGCGTATGGGTGTTCCTTATGATGTGTTCGCCGGAGCCTTTCTGGCGAAAATTTCAGAATACAGTTTTCTTTCTCTTGCAGAAGAAGACAGAACCGAAATGGTTGACGGCTTTATGAAAAGAGCTCTGAGTGCTTTCCGTAAGAATTGTAAGTACGATTTGTTCACGACTGGAAATGATACAACAAGAACTTTTTCAGTTGATATACCCGAGGCTGACCTGACCGAGATTGCAGATATTGTATCTGAGGGTATGGTTAGTCAGTGGCTTAAGCCGTATGTAAACAAGCAGGAAAATCTTGAGAATGTTTTGAACACCAAAGACTTTACTACATACTCTCCTGCTGAATTATTGATGCGTGTGGGGAACGCATATGCAAAGGTTCAAAAGGATTATACCAATATGATAAGAGAGTATTCGTATAATCACGGCGACCTTTCGGACTTACACCTATGATGGTAAATACCACACCGGGTGTACCTATTGACGCAGAGGTTCTTCATAATTATTTCAGGCGTCTCGTAAATCATTTTTTCAAGATTCTCCCCATGCGAGAAAACAATGAAGAATCTTTGACAACATATATGCAAAGTTTACAGGTTGAGTTACTTGGATGTAAAGGTTTAATTACCGCAATACACGATGACTCAAACTACCTAACAATATTAGCAATCTTACAGTATTTAATTGATAACCCCGATTGTAGTGTGTCGGAAGTTAAGCGCGAGGTCTTTCGCGCTATTTCTATTTGTAACAAACTTCAATCAAAGTTCTTATCTGAGGGGGTGTCGCTGTGAGTATTTGGGATTCTTATGAAAGCCGAATAGCCGCAAGCGGACGCTCCAAACGCGAATCTGTATTGCGTAGAGAACTGCATATGCTTTCCGCAAAACTATCTGACAGCTTGTCGTTTCATTCTGTTGAGATAGACAATGCCACGCAGGAAGTCGCTATCACAAACTCAGACAACCTTAACGAAAAAACAATTTATTCTCTCCCGAGTGATGTGGTTAAGGGTGGCGGGTTAGTGAGCTGGATGAACAATCACTGGCTCATTGTAGAATGTGATGCCAATACAGAGATTTACACCAAGGCAAAGATGCGTCAATGTAATCACTTGCTTAAGTGGATTGATGCCGACGGAAAGACACATGAACAGTGGTGCATTATTGAGGATGGTACTAAGTATCTCACTGGCGAATACGAAGATAGAGAATTTGTAGTAACCCGTGGTGACTCAAGAATTGCTATGACCATTGCAAGAAATGAAGATACTGTTAAGTTTTGCAGGGAGTCAAGGTTTTTAATCGACGACCCCGAGTCACAAGAAAAACTTTCATACTTACTCACTAAACCGTTAAAAGTCGGTTGGGTTTATAACACGGAAGGTGTTTACTCGTTCGTTCTTCAGGAAGTTGTTTCTACCGATGACGACAATCACGAGCTTGGTATTGCGGATTACTATAAGTACTTCCCAAAAGACCCATCTCCTACTCAACCCGATAATGAAGAAAGTATAGTTGACCCCGAAAACAATATTGATGAAGACGGAAGGCAGGTGTGGTTATAATGGCTATCGAGCAACTCGACGAAATGTTTGATTATAAAAATCAGCTAATGGAAGATTTGCTTACCAACAAAGATATCGTTGCACTTATAGACGATAGTGTTGAGCTTAAAAATGCCAAGAAACTTGTCTACAAACAAGTCTTCCCGTATGAATATATACCCACAACAATCGAGGAAGGTAAAACCTTCATCTGCTGTGATGTAGATATTCAAAAGGCTGTAAACAAAACATACTTACTACCCACTCTGTATGTGTGGGTGTTTACACATAAGAGCAAGTTGCGTTTGCCGGAAGGTGGTGTCCGCACAGACAAGCTTGTTTCTAAGATAGCGGGAGCTATCAACGGAAGTCGATACTACGGGCTTGGAGAATTGGATTTCTATTCAGCAAAAAGATATGCCCCTATGACAGACTTTCAGGGTAAGGTTATGACATTTACCGCTACAGACTTTAACAGGTTACATAACCCCAATAAGCCCACACCGTCAAACCGAAAGAAAGGTTAATGATTAGGTATGGCAACAAGAAATCTTTTGTATAAACGGAGTTATGCGATAAATGATTCCATCAAGATAGTAATCCCAACTGTTGGCGAAGTTATCGACTGTGAAGAGGATTACTACAATATTGTTTCTGTTTTAACAGCTATGCCCATTGATATGATGGTTCAGCTTGATGATGCTGGCGTAGACTTCACATCCATTACTGATTACGATTTGTTCCTGTTGATGTTCCCCGGGATAAGAAAACAGGATACAAAGTTAATCTTTGGTGATTTGGATTTAACAAAATTCAAACACACCATCAGCGAAGAAAACGGAAACATAGTTCTCCGCGACGAGGAGCACAAAATAACAATCGACCGTGCCATTCACGGCAAAATTGCAGGAACATTGCGTATGATTCACCACCTCGAAAAGAACAGGCGTAAGCCTGCGAATCCGGAAGCAAAAGAATTTATGCTTGAACGAGCACGAAGCAGGATGCGGAGATTGAAGAACCGCACAGAAGACTCTCGGCTCGAATCACTTATAATCGCAATGGTTAACGCCGAACAGTATAAATACGATTTTGAGAGGACAAGAGAACTTTCAATTTATCAGTTTAACGAAAGCGTTCGGCAGGTTATTAAGAAGGTTGATTATAACAACAGAATGTACGGTGTATATACCGGTACTGTAAATGCAAAAGAGCTTAGCCAAGACGATTTGAATTGGCTTACTCATAAGTAAATTTTTTTAAGGAGGAACAGTGTTTATGAATATCAATGATATCACAATTACCAGCCTTGAAGTCATCACTGCGTTTGACATTGCAACTGGTAACTATAAGTTTACACTTGACGAGCTTCAGAGCGCAACAATCGCTCAGTCTCAGGAGCAGACAGAAATCACTGGTAAGCAGGGTCGCAAACTTGCAACTCTGAAAAAGAACAAGGCCGTTACTATCAGCGGTACTAACGGTATGGTTTCTGGCGGTCTTCTTGAACTTCAGACTGGTGGTACTTTCGAGAAGAAGACTACTGAAGTTCTCTGGACAGATTACCTTACTGTAAATGATGATGCTGCTACAACTACATATGTTGCAACAGGTACAGCCGGCAACGAAATTGATGCGGTATATATCAAGAACAGTGACGGTACTCTTGGTACAGTACTCGAACAGGACGCTGCTGTTGCAGCAGGCAAGTTCACTTACGCTCCCGGCACTAAGGCGTTAGCTTTCAACGAAGGTGAAATCGAAGACGGTACTGAAATTGTAGTTTACTACAAGAGAAAGATTCAGGCAGATGTGCTTGAAAATATGAGCGATAACTACTCTGGCAAGTGTGCTCTTTATATCGATGCTCTTGCTGAAGACAAGTGCTCTAATGTTTACCGTATTCAGTTCTACATTCCTAAGGCTGACTTCAACGGTGAGTTCAGCTTTGAAATGGGCGACAACCAGACAGTTCACGCTTTCGAAGCAGAAGCTCTTTCTGGTGCTTGCGGCGGTAGCGCAGCTCTCTGGACTTACACTATCTTCGGTGTAAATACAGCAGATGTAACTGAATAATTACGGAGGTAACTTATGGCAACTGCGATTAAGAAATGTCGTGTGTGCGGTAAACCTTACGAGGCTTGCCGTACAATCAGAAATGTCGCAGGTGTTTTCCGTTGGCAGGAAGTAGCTTGCTCCCCTGAATGTGGGAGCATCTACCTTGCCAGAATCGAAGAATCTCGTAAAGAAGTTAAACCCGTAGAGGTCAAAGACGAAAATGCAGTCGAAGAAACCAAAGTCGTTGGACTCATCGAAGATGATGAAGAAGACGAGGAGTTTGAAAACGAGCTTGACGAATACTTCGACGATGCGGAATAAGACTGCGATGAAATAAGAATAAATTAAATAGGCTGCGCCCTTGAGGTGTAGCCTATTTCTCAATGTATGGAAGGAGGTCGCTTTGAGAGAATCAAAATTCAATGTAAATAAAGATACTCTGAAAAGAACATATGACGGTATTGTTTTCGACTCTGTGTTGGAAATGAAATACTACAGAGATGTACTTTGCCCTTTAGTGGAGAGTGGCGATGTGGTTCATCACGAGTTGCAAAAACCATATGAGTTACAACCAAAGTTTATTCACGATAACAAGACCGTGCAACCGATTAAATATGTAGCCGATTTCTATATGGTATTCAAAGACGGACACGAAGAGGTTGTTGATACAAAAGGTTGTCCCGATTCAGTCGCTCTTTTAAAAAGAAAACTATTCTGGTTTCATTTCCCCGATATCAATTATCGTTGGGTATGTTATTCAAAGATAGATGGAGGGTGGTGTGATTATGAGTATGTTAAAAAACAAAGAGCTGAAAGAAAGCGACAAAAACAACTGGACAGTTTATCTACACAGGAACAGGATTAACAACAAGATGTATGTAGGTATTACTTCCCGAAATCCAGAGACGAGATGGCAAAACGGCACGGCATATAAAAGAAACCCACATTTTAATTCTGCAATTCAAAAATATGGTTGGGATTCGTTTGACCATATAATACTCCATTCCTGCTTATCAGCGGATGAAGCTCGTCAATATGAAACATTATACATAACTCAATTAAATCTTTGCGATAAAAATTATGGTTACAATATGACCTTAGGCGGCGAAGGTATAACTGGGTATACATTTACCGATGAACAAAAGAAAAGAATGAGCGAAAATAACAAAGGAGAACGAAACCCTTGTTATGGACGCAAGGGTTCTTCACACCCTATGTTTGGTAAGCGTGGCGCAAACAATCCTAATTATGGGCGTAAGGCTACGGAAGAACAAAGACGCAATATGAGTATCGGTAGAAAAGGAATGAAATTTTCCGAATCTCACATTCAGCATATGAAGGATTCTGCTAAGAGAGGCGGAGCGCACCGCGGGAGCATCTCGGTGACGATGTGTAGTATGAGTGGTGAGATTATAAAACACTTCAGTTCTATCGCGGAGGCATCCGAGTATTCTGGTGCAGACCCAAGCAATATTGTGAAGTGTTGCAAAAACAAAATCAAATCATCTATGGGATATGTGTGGAAGTATAACTTCGACGCTCTCATAGTTAAGAGTTAAAGGAGGAATACTTTATGGCTAATGTTAAGTCAAACAAAAAGGTTTCTATTACCACATTTGAAAAGATTATGAAAGAAACATACACACCTACCAAGACTGTTGAATGGAACGGTGTTGAGATTACAATCAAACCTACCTTATCTTTCAAGGAAGTTCTTTCCTTTGTCGATAATGTAGTTAAGAGTTGTTTCACCACAGACAACGGCTCTTATATTCCCGAAGTTAAAGAGTTTGTAACTAAGTGCTGCATCTTGGAGATGTATGCAAACTTTGTTCTTCCTACAAATGTTGAGCGTAAGTACGACTTAGTATATTGCACAAATGCAGTTAATGTAGTTGTTGCAAATGTAAACACAGCCCAGCTTCAGGAAATCGTTGATGCTATTGACGCTAAGATTGATAACATTGCTCAGGCAAATATCGAAGCAGTTAATAAGCAGATGAACGAGCTTTACTCTGCGTTCAACAACTTACAGGAACAGATGACCGGTATCTTTGCAGGTATTGGTACTGATGAAATTAGTAAGTTAATTGGAGCTATCGCAGGTGATAAGTTCGACGAAACAAAACTTGTTCAGGCTTATATTGACCAGAAGAACACAAAGCCCGCCGCAGAAAACGGTGAGGCGTAATGTCAACGATAAATATGAAATCTATTTTGGATAAGGCGAAAGCTTGTACGGCGTCTGCTAAATTCCAAAAGCAGATTGAAGCAAAGACAGATGAGATTGTTTTAACCGGCGGTGGCAAAGGATTAGCCGGTAAAGCAATTACTATTGGCGGTGCCTCAATGGCTGCCGCTAAATTTATAGAAGTTCTGCAGAACGAAATCAGAGACCTTGAGGCGAGTTCTGGTTTTGCAGAAGGTAAGCTTGGTCATACGGCGGTAAGTGCTCTTGAGAAACTTGAGCACGGTTCTCCCCGTAAGATTGGCAAAAACAAATACCAAATTGAGGTTTGGTTCTCAGGGAATCTACACAGAGACTCTCTTGCTCCCGATGAGTATGACGGCATAGATAATATCGCCGCATTGCTTAACAAGGGGTATACGGCAAACCAACCTGTATACGGTGTTTGGATGGGACACAGCGGTAGTTTCAATATTGCCAGTTTGCCACAGCGTTCAGGGGCTCAGTTCATTCAGAACGCAGTCAGGAATTATATGGCGAATTATGCAAACGAATACGGTGTGCTCGATATCAAAATAGACGATATCTATGAGTGATATTGTAACAAAAGTTATACAGATTTTTAGACATAGTTGAACTATGAAGGATTGGTATTGAGCCAATCCTTTTCTTTATAAAGGATGGTGAGAAAATAGATGGCTGATTTTTTACTGTCAGTAGGAGTTGATGTCGGTCTAAGCTACGACCAGATGCAAAAAGATATCAGTAATCTGGTATCTCAGCTTAATAGCAATCCTCCAAAGATTAAAGTCGGCTTGGATATAGACAATACTTCTATTGAGAGCTTTAGAAACCAAGTCGCTGAAATAAGCAAATCACTTAACGGTCTCGGAACTGTCTCTATTAACTCTGACGGCTCGGTAAGTGATGTTAACGAAAAATTAAAAGAGCGAATTGCTCTTGAGAAAGAGTCTGCTCGTGCTTCGTCAGAATCAGCCGCATCAAAGAAAGCGTCAGATGATTCTTACAAGAAGAGTGAAGAGCAAAAACAGGCGTTGCTAAAGAAGTCATATACGCTATTGACTCAGATGCAAAATGCACAAGACAAATGGACTGCGGCCAAAAACGGCAAGTCTGCCACATCATATACCGCAATTCAAAAAGACATAACTTCGTTAGATAAGTTGATAGCTAAATATAATGATGGCGATATAACAGCCGAAAAGTTTTCTGCAGAATTGAAAGTACTCAGTGCTAATTTCGCACACAATTCAAATGTAATTAAGGGCGCTGGAGAAAACACTAAAACTTGGGGCGAAAGGCTCGGTTCTCTCTCTGCAAAGTTTGGAACTTGGTTTAGTATTACCCGTGTAATTATGGCTGCTTATAGAGCAGTAAAACAGATGGTAACAAATGTAATCGAACTTGACACGGCGATGACCGAACTTAAAAAGGTTACAAATGAAACCGATGATACATATGAAAAGTTCCTTGTAAATGCAACACATAGAGCAAGGGAGCTCGGCGCTGCACTTACCGACACTGTAAATGCAACGGCAAGTTTCGCAAGACTTGGATTTGGAATTGAGGACGCGGAAAAACTTGCGGATGCTGCTATCGTATATAAGAATGTTGGTGATGGCATTGACGATATAGACGCGGCTTCTGAAAGTATTATAGCAACAATGCAAGCGTTTGGTGTTGAAGCCGAAGATGTTATGAGCATTGTTGATAAGTTCAACGAAGTTGGTAACAACTACGCTATTTCGTCTAAAGGCGTCGGTGACGCATTACTTCGTTCTGCTGCAGCAATGCACGCTGCAAACAACTCACTCGATGAAACCATTGCTTTAGCCACCGCGGCTAATACTGTTGTGCAAGACCCTGACAAAGTAGGTACAACTCTTAAAACAGTATCAATGTATTTAAGAGCCGCCAAAACTGAAGCCGAAGAAGCCGGTGAATCAACAGAAGGTATGGCCACAAGTGTGTCGGAGCTTAGAGATGAGTTAATGTCTCTCACGAAGAATAAGGTAGACATTCAACTTGATGATGGCACTTTTAAATCAACATATCAAATTTTAAAAGAGTTATCTGGGGTTTGGGATGAGCTTTCTGATATTACACAAGCAAACATACTTGAGATGGTTGGCGGTAAACGAAACTCCAATGTTGTTGCTGCGCTTCTTGATAATTTCTCGGTTGCAGAAAATGCCTTGGAGACATCAGCTAATTCTGCTGGTTCTGCCCTTGAGGAAAACGAAAAAGTTCTTGATTCTATTCAAGGTAAAATAAATATCTTAAAAGCAACATTTGAAACATTGTCAATGAATGTATTTGACTCTGCCTTAATCAAGGGTGTTGTTGATTTCTTAACTCTTATATTAGAGTTTATAAATGGCGTCGCAAAAGTCATAGGTGCTCTTGGCGGACTTAAAACGGTATTACTCACAGTCGCATCTGTTCTTGCTATTGCGAAAGCAGAATGGATAGCACATATGATTGCTATGCTCAAGAACGCCATTGTTTCTGGTGTTACTAATGGTTTTAGTGCAGTTGTGTCCGCTATTAAAAACATTATCAATATTATTCCAGTTGCGATTACTGCTTGGAAAGGATATGCGGCCGGAACGGTAACTGCAAGCGCAGCTATGCAAGCAAGTATTCCGGTAATAGGACTTGTACTTGCCGCAATAACAGCACTTACTGGTGCTATGGCATTGTGTAGTGATTCTACCGCCGAATCAAGTGACACAATGCAGTCAGAAATGGATGAGACAAATCAAAAGATGAAGTCTCTTGCTGATACCGCAGCTACACAGTCTGAGGAAATTGTTAATTTATCATTAAGTTATATCAAAGCAAGCGAAGCACTGGAATCATTAACTGGGTCGGTTGATGATTATACATCTGCAAGAGATGGACTTCTTAAAGGTTTGGATATCGAACAGACAGAGCTTCAAAAGCTTATTGATAAATATGGTGAATATGACAAAGCTATAGTTCAGGCTTCTATATCAAAACTTAAAGAGCAAGAAATTGACTTACGAGGTGGCGTTACTGCTGCGGGAAATATCCTCGATGATGCTTCTTCATCCGATATGATTGGTAACTACGGAGCTTATCACGGTATTAAAACAGAGGGTAATGCAGAAATTGAACAAGAAATTTTAGATGCTTACGAAGCCTTAAAAGATATGCCCGAAGAGCTACAGTTGGTATTTAATAAGACAAATATATTACTCGAAGCAGAAAGCGATGAGACTGCAGAGGGTTATTATATATTTGCCGGAGAAGCATCACAGGCTATGGTAGATGCGTATGGGTATCATACAGCAAAAATATTACATCAGTATCAAGTATATAAAGAATCACTAAAAGTATTATCCGATACTGTTGGTACCGATAATATTCTCTACAAAGAGATGTATGAAAACTATACAGAAATTCAGGAAGCTGCAGGCGGACTTATTTCTGCTACTGACGCTCTTAACGAAAACCTCGCTGCTCAGCAAATTTTAGAAGCATCATTAAATGGACAGTTGCCAAAAACAGAAGCAGAGTTTGATGCGTTTAGAAAACAAATCGTAGATTCTGCAAAAGCTTCTGGACAATTTGTTGGTAGTGTTGAAGATATCGAAAGAGCCATTGATAATGTGTTGAATGACCAACCGGAATTTTCTGACTTCTATACACCAGACACAATTACTGGTGTAGCAAGTATGGTTGAACACATCGACAAACTTTCAGACTCGCTTGCGACCGTTGCAAACCTGCAGAAAGAAGTTGCTGATGGATTTACAATGTCTCTCGATAAGGCTTTGGAATTTGCATCCGTGTATCCTGAGATACTTAAGGGAGCATCTGCTACAGCAGACGGACAGATAACCCTTAACAGAGATGTGGTTAATTCTTTCATCCAAGCAAAGAAGGCTGAGCTTGATGCTGAACTTGATGCAAAAATTTTAGAGCTTGAAGCAGATAAAGCCGTATTAGAGGCAAAGAGAGCAGCCGCAGAAGTCGAACTCGAATTGGCTAAGCAAGTTGGTGAGGGTGAAGGACAAATATCTGCTGAGGTCGCCGCATATAGAGTTAACTGTGGTAACATAATGACACAAGCTCTTATCGACCAAGGTATTGATGAGGCAACAGCATTTCAACTTGCGGCCGCTGCAATGGCTGGTAATGTTGACGAATTCAACAGAATTGCCGCAGAAGTATGTACAGATGTTGACGGCAATTTTAACGAAGCCGCATATAGTGCCGCACAGGCTATATACACAAATATGTGGGCTGGCAAACAGTCTGTTGCGTCATTTGCACAACAGTGTCACGAAGCCGCAAAAGCTATGGCGGGTGTTGCAAGTGGTGAGGTAAAGGGGTCTTCAGATGTACAAGGTGGTGGTGCCGGTGGCACAACAGGTGATGGTATAACAATCACTTTACACGACGGTAAATTTGAAGGTTCGAATTATAAATACGAGGCAAAAGATTTTACTCTCGATGAATACATATCAATGTTAGAGCTTGATATATCTAATTATACAGATAAGATAGCCGAAATTGATGGTCAGATTGCAATTCTTCAAGCTATGAAAAATAAACCAATTACTGGTTTTGCAACGGATAGTAATAAGAGTTCTAAGAAAGACAAAGAAGTCGAGGAATACATTGCCGATATCGACCAATATACTGAGGCAATTCAAAAGTTGCGCGAGGCAGAGCTTAAGCAGGCAAAGCTTGAAAGAGATTTGGATAATGCTGATACAGCTTTTGAAAAGGTTGGTATCCAAAAAGAATTGATAGAAGCTTATAAAGAGCGCCAACAGGCTTTACATGAGCTCAATAACTTAAGAGATACAACAATCAATAGTGCAATTCCTGAACTTGAAGCATTAGGATTTCAGATAGAATATAATGCCGATACTAACAGGTTATATATTGCAAACCTCGAACACTTAAACGAATTGCAGGCGGAAAGTGCCGGAGAGTATAAAACTGTTCAGGAAGCAACAAATGCTCTTCGTAAAGATACCGAAAAACTTATAGATAATATAACTGGACTTAACGAAGAAAACCAAGAAAGCTCCGAAACTTGGCTTGACCTTTCGGATTCCATAAATGAGGGCAAAGAGAGTATTATAGAGTTCTTAAATGACGCAGTAACCGAGGCTATAGATTTCGTAGGCGCTATGCAAGATGTATACGATACTCTCAAAGACGCTGCGGGAGAATATGCCGAAACCGGAGCACTATCCGTAGACACCTTAAAAGCAATAGCCGAATATGGTGCTGAATATATGAACTACCTTAAAGATGAGAACGGTATGCTCTCTATCAATAAGGAGCGAATAGAAGCTGTAATTTCTGCAAGAACAAAACAACTTGCGGTCGATACAGCAATGAGCTATGTTGAGAAACTTAGATATGCTCTTTCTGAAAATAACATCAAAGAACTTAACAGGCTTATCACAGCTACAGAACAAGCAAGTGATGCAACTTGGGGACTTGTGTATTCAAATCTCGCTCTACTCGATTTGGATGATTCTCAATACGCTCAGGCTCTTGAGAACATTAACCGTCTTAGAAGCTTAGCAAACAACGCAGTTGAAAGCATTAAGCTTGGAACGGACGAGTCTAATAAGGGTTATGAGGATATGCAGGACGCTCTTGATAAAATCCTCGACTTGACTATGGAATTAGTTGAGTACGAAGTTAATCAGGAGATTGAAGCACTCGAGAAACAAAAAGATAAGTACCGTGAAATCATTGACTTGAAGAAAGAGGCTCTCGACGAAACCAAGAAAGAAAACGACTACAACAAGGAAGTCGCTAAGAAGGTCGCAGAGATTGCAAAACTTCAGGACAAGATTAACAAGTTGTCGCTCGACGATAGCCGTGAAGCTCAGGCTGAAAAGGCTGCACTCGAACAGGAACTTGCAGAACTTCAAACAAACCTTTCTGATTATCAGACTGACTACGGTGTTGATAAACAGCAAGAGATGCTTGATGAAATGGCAGATTCTTATGAAGAAGAAAAAGACAAAGAGATTGCTATATTAGAAGACTCTATCAGCTCGACAGAAAAGATATATCAGCTCGCTATTGACAGAATCAATGACGACTGGGATAACCTTTATGACGATATTATAGATTGGAACTATGAAGCAGGCTCGTCTATTGAAAGTGAAATTGTTGCAGCTTGGGAACTTGCTTCCAAGGCCGTGCAAGAATATGGTAGCTATATCGAAGCAACTAACAAGCTTGCTGCAGGTGCAACATCTGACAGCGTAGACTTAGGTGCGTCCGGCAATTACGGAGACCCGAGGGCTATCATCAACCAGATGCGTAACAACTCACTGCAGTGGTTTACAGCATCTGACGCAGAACAGTCTCGACTTTCGTCTGCTAATAAAACTCTCGCATCACAGTTATCAAGTATTTACGAACAGGATGTAACATCGAAAGACGGTGCTTGGTACCTTGACGGAGAGACAGACCCACTCTATTCTATTGGAAAATGGGAAGCCGTTGACTTTATCACAAAGGCGATGAAAAACAATAGTGCTAAATGGAGTGGTGCATCACCTTCCGAAAGAGCCGAACTTGAAAAAGCAAATGAGAAAATGGCGAAGTATATCGCTGACCTCAGCGGACAGAAAGTTTGGAAAGACTCTGACGGTGTGTGGTGGATTGATAATGCCAAGTTATATGAATCCTACGGCACATACCACACCGGCGGTGTTGTTGGTGATTCTACCCTCAAGAAAGACGAGGTTATGGCAATCCTCAAAGACGGCGAACTCGTCCTTGACGAGAAGCGTGAAGAAGGATTGTATAAGCTTGTTGACTTCGCACAGATTCTTTCTGAGCGTCTTGGCACGACAATCGACACAAGCAAGTTTGATAACTTGTTTGGTGGCTTCTCGCTATTACCTACCTCGAGAGATTTACTTCCTGCAGCACACGCTGGTTCTACACTTACAGAATTCAGTCCGCACATTGAAGTTAATATCTCTCACAATGGCTCTATGTCTGATGACGATGCCAGAAGATATGGTGGCTTGATAGCAGAAACTGCATTAGGCGAATTGAAAGATGCGTTTACCAAGAAAGGTATTACCAACATTGGTAGCTCCGCATTGAAATAAACACATACCGAGGGGTGATTGAGTTTATCGATTGCCCCTCATTACTATATAAAAAGGAGGTGGTACATTGGTTATCGATTTTTCTACTATAGGCGTTGTTAAGGAACAACCCACTCTGGTTCTGTGTAACGCAGACGGCAAGGCAATTCAGACACTCGGTTATGCGAAAGGCTTAAAGGCGAATGTTTGTTATAACGAAATGTCTACAATTACATTTGACATCCCTGCTTATGTAGATGGTGTTAAGACTCCCCACTATGACGATATTATCGGTATGAGAATAATCGATATGATTAACTGGGGTAGATTTATTCTTATGAACCCATCTATCAAGAATGATGGTGTTAAGGAAATCAAGAGTTGTAAAGCGTACTCGCTTGAATACGAACTCACCTATAAGAAGATTTTCCTTGAAGAAGCCACATATAACTTCTGGAATCCGTTATCTCCCGACGATACAATTCTCGGTATGATAATCGCAGAGCTTCCGTCTTGGACTATTGGTACGGTTGATGAAGACCTTATCAATAAGTATAGAACATTATCATCTGATAATGCGAACACCTATAACTTCATCAAGTCTACACTTCAGAAACTCTATGGATGTATCTTTGACTTCGATAGCTATACAAGAACAATCAATGTACGAAGCACGGCAAACGAAGCGGTATCAAAACCAGTATACCTCTCTATGGATAATCTTGTTAAGGAAATTCAGATTGACGAAGATACTGAAAGTATCGTTACTGCTCTTGATGTTTGCGGTGGCGAAGATGTAGACATCCGTTCCGTAAACCCTATGGGTACCAATATGATTTACAATCTGGATTACTTT